ACTTAATCTATTATTTATTTCAGTTTGAACTTGTGATTGTAAAGTTGTTATCTGACCATTCAAATCATCAATTGTTGTTGATAATTTTTGAACCTGCTTTCTTAAATCTTCAACCAATAAAACTTGTTCATCATATAATGGTTTTGGAATTAAATCTAAATTTTTAGTAGGTATATTTGGTTTTAATTCTTTAACATCTACATCAATTGCTTTGATAAGTTCAACTTCATCATACTTTGGTTTATTTAAATTTTTAAATATTAAAGAAGATGCAACATTTACATCGTTGACAATTGTAATACCATATTCATTTTTAGTAGTAGCAGCAGAACCTGATATACTTAAAATACTTTCTAAGTCACTCTGTCTTTGAGCTAATATTTTTTCAGAAATTGATTCTAAAGAAGTTAATGCCATTTTAAACTATTTCAAATATTAATTTATCATCTATAATAGTAGATATACCACTTTCAACTATTTTTAGTTTTAATTTGTATGTCCTATTAATTGGTAATGTATTTAAATCCATTATAAAATAATTTGATGTTGAATCACAACTTATTTTAGTATAGTTTCCAAATGGAAATATAATTTCACCAGTTTTGTAATCTTCTAATTGATAATACGTTGTTGTTGGTAAATATTTAGATTGGTCATATGCAAATGAACCCGTTCCAAATGATTTTAAAGGATACATATCTCTACCCTTTACTCTGATTTTAACTTTTTGATTTTGAGGATATTCTTTTTTAATATTTGTTAATACAACTTTATAACCTTCTTCGGCACTACCGGTTACAGCAGATAAACTTCCAGTTACAAAAGAACTATCATCCCAAACTAATTCTAATTTTGGTTCGTATATTGTATTTGTTTCTTTTGAAAAGAATTTAAGAACACCATAATCTATACCATCGTTAGTTGTACTAATTGATGCAGATGGGTGGTGATGTAATATAAATCCATTATTTGGTAATCTGTTCGACCCACTAATCCATAGTTTAACTAAATTTGTTACATCCATTCTAATATCATCCGGTTCATTACTGAACGATTGTGATGCCATTGATGCACTATACCAAATGCCACCACCTGAACTATATATTGAACCTATTGAACCACTTAGTGCACCTTGTGTTTTAGCCGGATAATCTGTATATTGTAATTCACTAAATACATTAGTCCATTTTTTTGTAGTACTACCATCCATATAATACCAAGTAACTCCGTCATATGTTATATTATCAAATTTAGTTCCAGTTCCCATTGACCAACTTCCAGATACTGCATTTGCATATAATGTATATTCCAAAGGAATTTCTTCTGAGTTTGCAGATTTTAAATTAATGTATGCACTCCAACTTGTAGCGTTATTTTCTACAATTGATTGTGAAATTTGTGTTGTATCAAATTTAATTAAAGTTCTAGCTATATCCATAGTAGAACCATAATAAAGTTTTCCAACTTCTAATATCTCATCTCTACCTGTATTTTGTTCAGGTTGTTGAAGATATATACTTGCGTCAAATGATGATGTGAAAAATTTATGCATTATAAAGCCCTCCCTTTTATGTCTTTGTTTGGATATTTTACTTCAAATATAGATGGGTCTAAGGAAGGGTAGACAATCTTTCCTTTAGTTGCTTCATCTATATTGTATCTATTTGGAGAATAGTTTTCATTGTTATCACTTTTACAAATATTAAAAATTTTAACCATTGGTACACTCATTACTCCTTCTATATTTGCAAGTATTAATTCTATTTCTGAAATATTAATTGGTTTATTAAATGTCCAATTATCTATATTAAAATAGTTTTGTAATTCTTTTAAACAATTTGCAATAACTTCTCTTTTATTATATTTTGAATAAGTTACAACTTCAAAATCACAACCAACATTTATAACAAACCCATCAATTATATTTACAGCATCAGTTATCATTCTATACTCACCTAAATAAGTTTTAAGATTTTGTTTTACTGCTTGATTTAATTGTGTTACTTTTTTATTAGAATCATATCCCAAAACATACATATTGATTGCAAATGGATTATTTAATTCTGCAACATTTGATTTTTTTTGTGTAAGATATTTAAGTAATTCTTTTTGAATTTCTTCTTTTGATTTTCCTTGTAATCCTTCTACTATGCCAACGAATTCTGCAATATTATTTGGATTTGCCAATATTGATGATGGACTATTATTATCAATCTCTCCATCGGGACTAACATATACTTTTGCAACACTACCATATCGTTCTGGCATTGATAATGCTCTTACAATATAGTCTTGTCTTGTTACTGCTCTATTTTGAGAACCAAATGTTGCTAATGCATTTTGTCTAATCTCTTCAATAGTTTCAGTACCTCTACCACCTGTTGCAGCTTCTAAGTTTTCGACTGCAATTGATTGTTTTACAACATTGTATAATGATTGATTTTCTATTGATAACAAATCTTCTTCAAATTCTATTTTTTTGATTGTTGTCAAATCACCTTGATTTACATTAGATGATACCCCACCACCTATTAAATATTTTACAGTTAATGTTTTACCATTAGGTGCAATTCCAAACGTATTTGTTTTTAAAAAATTAGATGGATCAATTCCTTTATTTAATCTTTGAATTGAATTTGCCAATCCTAAACCTACATTTTTTGTGTTGGGTAATAATGTTTCATCCTCATATCCAGCAGCAGTATTACCACTTCCAAATTGTAAATCCATTGTATTATCTGAATTAACTTTAACTGAAAATCTTTTTGGAACCTTTTGAACTTCTAAAATATAAGGTATTGTATTTGAATATTCTTGTAATTCATTATTCATATTTGCTTGTTCAAAGAATATACTTTCTTGAGCTAAATAAGGAACTTCATACCATTTACTTAAGTCATCATCAACAACGGATGTAATTTCTATTATATTTTCATTGTTTATTGTTGCTGTTGGATAATTAATATCATTTGTATTAAATGTTATAGTTGTTGATATTTCTGTTGCTGAAATTGCTTTTACTTTTTTGGTTATTAAATAAAAAGTAGGAGTACCTGTTTGGTCTCTTTCATATACATCAGTTTCTCTATCCGTTGGATTTGCAAAATCAACAGAATCGGTTGTTCTAAATATTACATCAGTATCGGTAGATGATTGTATTTCCAATCCATCTTTAATTTTTAAATAATAACTTTCATCTGGTTGATTATCCGTTCCTGATCCTATTGCCGGAACCAATTGATAAATAGTAATAGTAGTAACGGCCGGAGATGTTGTTTTAGGTTTATACCCCATAGATTGTGCCAATGCAATGATATTTTTTCTTTCCGTTGCATGAGACAACATTGATTCCTTTAATTGAACATCTTGATAAAAAGATAACATATCTCCTATCGCAGCTGCCTGTTCAATGAAAACCATACCAGGAGATGATTCATTAAAATCTGAATAAGTGTTTGGAAAATATGTTTTTGTAAAGTCAATTAAATTTTCTTTTAATTGATTAAAATCTTTTCCAATATAATTTATATTTTTATTTAAATTCTTAATTGCCATTTTTTCTATTGTGTATTAACGATTATTGTTGTTGATTCTGATAAGTTTGGATTAGACAATAATGAAAATTTTATTTCTAAATTTATTATATTATTGTCTATATTATTATCATTCCAAATATAGTTTATTCTATCTATGTTTATGTATGGTAACCAACTTTTTACTGCAGATTCAATTATAGATTCAATTCTGTTTTCAAAATCATCTGTTGAATGTATTTGTTCAAACAATAGATTATATATGTCACAACCAAATTCAGGTTGCATTAACCTTTCTCCTTTCCTTGTTAATATTAGATTTTTTAAATTATCTTTAGCTTGTGTTAATGTTGTATAGTTTACTGCAAATATACCACCTTTATTGGAACTTTTATTTATTCCAATACCAAGTATTTTGTAATCATTTTCAACTAAATCGGTAACATTTACTTTACCAAGCTCTATTGCCATTATTTAAATCTTTTAACTAATTCCGAATAATCTCTTGTCAATGCTTTTATAGTAGCATCTTGTAATGCATCTCCCGTTGATTCCATTTGTTGTGGAATATTTTGAGGTACATCTATACTTCTATAATCCATTGTTTCCCAATCATCTTCGATTGTTTGTTGTGGTTGAATCATATCCAACACACTACCACCACCTTGTCCACCCTCTACTCTTTGTGCAGATGTGAATGGTTGAGTCATATTCAAAATTTCATTTATCATTGGGTCTTTTGAAAATTCCCTTTGAGGTTTTGATGATTGTTGAATTGGTTGTTGTCTTTTAACCGGTGGAGGAGCAACTTCTGTCATCTCTCTTAACGATGGAGTAGATGGTTTTTTTTGTGAGTTTAATGTAACTGCACCAGATTTGATAAGCTTAACAAGTTCTTCTTTTACTTGTAACTTAACTTCGTTTTTAACAACTTCTTTAATTAAAGTTAATAAAATTTCTGATTTCATAATAATTGTTTTGTGTATGTTTTAGTAATAAATATTTGATTTTAATAATTTATCCAACAACTCTATAACCTGTCCAATTTATAATTGCAGGTGCAGGTGGCGCGGGTGGTGGATATTGTGCCATAACCATCATTGTACCACCAACTCCCATCAAATGAAACTTAGCCAGATTAACAAACGGATTTAAAAATATTCCAGATGTTACTGAAAGAATGAATGATGGTGGGATAAACCATATATTTGGTATTTTGGGTATTTTATCTTTAATCAAGTCATATGCCATTGCTTTTATTTCTTCTTTTGTTGGTGTCATATCCTTAATCATTTGTTTTAATTCCTTTTTAGTTGGAATTTTTGGTATAGCTATACCTGGTAGTTGTATTTCTGGTATTAATCCATTGATAGTATCTCTAACAAATTTCTTAATTTCTTCCTTTGTTGGTTTTTTTGGAAGATTATTTGCCAAATCAACGGCAGATTGTATTGCAGCGTATATTGGTGTAAGTATCGTTTCCTCTATTGTTTTTATAATTGTTTCTTCTATAATCTTTGCGGCCTCTTCAATTAATTTATTTTCTGCCTCTTTTATTATATCTTTAATTTTTGGTAATTCAGGAAAAGGAAATTTAATTGCCTTCTTAATTTGAGAACCTATTGATGGTTTTTTCTTTTTAGCTTCTAACCATTTTTTATAAACCTCAACTGCTTCTTTAATTATAGGATGATTTTTTATCTTACTATCTACTGGTTCTTTTTTTATTATTTTAATAACAGTATCATAAATGTTTACTTCACCAATTGGTGGAATATTTATAGTTTTTTCTTTTAAACCATCCACAATTTTTTTTAATGCATCATTTAAGGCCTTATGTATTGCAGCTGATGTGGCAAGTGATATTGGATTAGGGCCGATATTTTGTATAGTTCCAGGTGCAGGTGGAGTTGATGGCCAACCCAATGGTTTTAATAATGGATTTGGTATTGGTGCCATTTCTGCACCCAACCAATATTCATCAAACGCTGCAGGATATATTTCGGCCAATACATTAAAATTTTCACCACCCGATTCTCTTCCTTTTTTTAATGCTGCCTTTATTACATTTGCCATTCCAATAACATTACCATTCAAAACAGGAACACCATATATCATATCACCACCTCTTTTTATGGCACTATCATATTGACTTGCAATAAATTCAGCCGCAGCATCAGGGTCATTTGAAAATTGGAATGTTAATCCAGCCTTTAATACATTAACTGTGTATATAGTCCAAGACATTATTTATTTACTTAAAAAGTTTCTTGCAGAAAGAATAGATTTTAATCTACCTTTTATTGATTTAAAAGCCGTAGCGTTTGTTGGGCCCGGAAATGTAGGGCCAAATGAAGTAGCGTATATTTGTTGTGTTATTTCATCTATTAAATCTTCTAATATTTTTATGAGTTCACCACCCATTACCATTTTTTGAAAATCCTCACCCGCTTTACTTGATGTTGGTTTCATTCCACCCAACCAAACATTTCCAGTACCATCCGTTTTCAATATAATATTTCTATTTGTTTGTAGGGTTATGTTATTATTACTATGAATATGTGAATCACCAATAGAGTCAACTGTAAATCTACCATCGGTAATTATTCCAGTATTGCCTTTACCAAAGATAATAAATTCATTAGCTTTTGCTGATAAAATAACCCTATCGGAATTTATTGTTAATTGGTCACCTTTTAATTTATCAGAAGATGGGTAATCTTTAAATGCAACTTTTTGTTTAACAATTGTTGGTTTAAATTTAGTATCAACTTTACCAGATGTAATGTATATAGAGGTTCCGTCTTTATTTATATCTTCTTCAATTAATGTTCCAATATTTTTAGAATCTAATTCGGGATTTTGTCTATTTCTTAAATAAATTCCAGGTGAGGATGTTTTATCATCAGTTAGGAAAAATTCACTAAAACGAATGGTGTTACCCACTCTACCACTTATAATTGTATCACCTTGTTTTGGTTTTAAAAACTTAATGTTTTCGTTTACCTTATATGGATTATCTTTTTCAGGAACATTAGAATTTTTTGTAGTAGATGTACCTGTTTGTTTTGTGGTATTGTATTGTTTATTTTTATCAGCCGTGTTTTCTTCTTGTATCTTATATTCGGAGAACTTTTCCGTTGTTTTGTAATCTTGTCTGTAATTTGGATATAAGGTATTACTATATGGTAAATAAAAGAAATCGTTTTCTATTTGAATAATAATCACCGTTTCACCAACTAAAGGGAATGTAAAATTATTTTTATCAAATGGAAATGCATGATATAACTTATCTACTGAGAAGGTATCATCTTGTTTAAAATCAATTGCACCATAATATCTTGTATCCGTATTAGATAACTTATCATTTTTATTATATAAGACCAATGTGTCTGATATATTACCTTCTTCTCCTTTTTGGTATTCTAAAAAATCTTCTTCGGTTACATATACTTTGACAACCAATGATAAAAATGCATTGAAAGTTGATGATTTTTTATTACTAGATTCATTGTAATTTGTTACATCAAACATTATAATTTAGTTTTAATTTCTTCAATTTCAATTTCTAAATCACCCATTTTTTCTTTTGTCTTTTCTTCTACTGCATTAATGGTATCTTCCATATCTTGTAGTAATTGTGTTTTTTCATGTTCACTTAACCAACCATCCTCTCCGATACCTTTGGCTTCTGCAGCTGCAAGTCTTTGAGCAATAGTTGCAAGTTTAATTAAGTGGTCATCGTTTTTAACCGATACCTCAATTAAATCCTTTATAATAGGAGCAATCACAGTTGCTTCTCCTACATTTTTAATTAATTTACGAAGAGATTCAATCAATTCGGAAATGTTTTTCTTTTTGTTTAATTGATTTTCGTATATATCTTTAAATAATGATGATAAGTTTTTACCATCAAATAATTGAAATTCGTTAGCCATTATTAGTTTTCTTTATTAATTAATTTATTCACCTTTTCTTTATCCTCTATTGAAAGATTTTGAAACCAATCGGTATCTAAACTTGTCCAACTTCTACTTTCTTCCAATATTGGCAATCCATCATCATCACAATTCATTATGCCTAATGAACCTGCCCAACAGTTTATAGATTCCAATTTAATCATTGGTTCTTTCATATACGTTTATTTATAATAAATATTCTTATATTATAAAGTTATATTTTTATATCACCTTCTCTATCAAATTCATTATATAACTCCATTTGTCTTTCTTTCATTTTGTTGACAACTTTAGTAATATAATGAGTGGGGTGGCCTGTCATCTCTCTAATAAGTAGATAAAGTGATTTTTTATTAAAATTTTCTATATAATTTGCTCTTCTAAATAATTCCAATACTGAATCTGCAATTTGCATATCTCTTTTCTTTGGAAAATAGTTTTCTAAGTGTTTATCCCAATACTGCAACATTCTAACATTAAAAGTTCTATGTTCGTCATTCCTCTCCTCCTCCCTAAAATTATTTTCAGTATCAAATGAATCTGGTAATCCTGACATTACATCGGTATCTTTATATCTTTTATAATTTGCGTTATTATTTAGAATAAGATAATTTCTTGCAACAATAGTAAAATAACTAAATGCTTTACCCTTACCGGCTTTGTACATATGAATTTTTTCAATCATAAATGCAACAACCTCTGACATTACATCTCTTGGGTCATCATCAAAGTAAGTAAATTTCCATTTATTATAAACTATCTCTGCAAGTTTATCAAATGCAGATGCAATTCTTTCTCTATATAGTTTATCTTTAATATATTGGTCATCGGTTAGATTATACTCAATAATTGCATCTTCGGTATCCTTTGGAAAATATTGTCTATTAGGGCCTCTTTTTTTTCTAGTTGCCATCTTTTTGTTGTTTGAATTTTTCTATTGTTTCTTTGATTTGATAAAATATAGAACCAACCTCATCATCCTTCTCAAACATTTCACGACTATCAATTAGTCTTAATGCCTCCAGTAGTGATTCGTTTCTTTCAATTTCTCTTTGTATAAATTTTTGTGTTTCTTCGTATGCATCTTCATATTTTTCTAATTTCTGAAGAATATTATAAACTACATATAGTAATGTAATTATAATTAATGTAAGTAATGTGTATATCATATTAAACTATTTCGTATCCTTCTAAAAAGTATTTATTTGCATTTTTGTATTTAACTTCTACCATTTCTCCTTCTTTTGATTTCATTACAATTTTATCATTTCTACCATAATTTACTTTATTTATAACCTGTGTATTGTATACTCTATCTTTGATTGTACGGCCGTCTAAATGGTCAATTTCATGCTGAACGATAACCGTCATCATTGTTTCCTTTGAAACTTGTTCATTTGCTTTATCACCTTCTGGATTAATTTCAAATGTTAATTCACCTAAGTTATCGGTATCAATAACAATTTTACAAGCTCTAATTGTTCTAATTGGTTTTGAAAGTGTTGATGGTATTGATAAACATCCTTCATAAAAAAGAAACCCATCTTTGGATTTTTCTTTAATCATTGGGTTTACTAAGAATAATTCTTCATCACCAAACTTAATATAACAAGCTCTTTTTTTAATACCAATTTGTGTTGCTGAAATACCTAAACCTGGATGTTCTATCAAAGCTTCAGTTAGTTGAATTCGCAACTCATTGGCTTCGTCTTGTGTAATTTCTGTTTTTAATATAGGAGTTTTTAGATACTCCGTAAACTCTTTTGTTGTTAGTCCGTTTGAACCTTTGTCAACGATTAATTTCATATTTTATTTTTTAAGTCCGTATTTAATAAATTTATACCAAATTCTCTCATGTACGAAATAGAGAAATGGTTTGAAAAGCAATTCTGCAATACCAAAGGCAGTACCTATTTTAATTGAACCACTTACCCACCACATTGTTAAAAATCCAATGGTAGTACTTAAAATTCGATAGGTGATTGATTTGGCTATATGTCTATTTATCGATGGCATATATTACTTCAGCTCCGTTTGAGTCAATGTATTTTTGTCTGATTGCAGTTCCGTTAATTTGTTCTATTTCTTTTGGTGGTTCGTGATATATGACACTATACCCAACAGCTCTACCATAATTTACACTTTCAATATCTGGAATAATTGATAATAAAATTTTATCCCAATTTTGAGTAAAAAATGGTTCATTTGATAATTCTTTTAAAACTTCTTGTGCTGATTTTGGATTGTTCTCATCTTTTTGAACATCTCTAATTGCTATCCAACAATTCTTTCCTTTTTTCAATTGTTGATTTATTAACCATTCGTGTCCTTTATGCCACGTTTGCCATCTACCAATAAATAATGCGTATTTTTTCATATTTGTAATATACGAAAATAATTTTACAATACCAAATAATTTAATAAGTTTTAATTAAATCTTCTTCTTGTTTCTTTTTGTATTTTAACCAATAATTGATTGCATTTTGGTCATTTATCCATTTTTCTTTATCTTCCCAATCAAAATCAGTTCTTGCGTAGTATGGTAATAAATTTCTTTTACCTTTGGCTCTTTCTTCATGCCCTTCTACCGACCACTCATCTATAATCCCATCATTATTCGTATCATATCCATCAATTGTTCCATCTCCATCCATATCAATAGGAATCCTAACAGGTGCAATTTCATTCGTTTTGTTAATCTCATTTTGTTGATTTTCGTTAAGAATATTTTCCACTATAACTTCATTTTCATCTTTTTTTGTAGAATTTTTTCCATTATCTCCGTATATTTGGTAATTTTTGTAGTTTTCTTCCATCAAATAGTCTAAATTATCATATAAACCCAATTTTTGGTCATTTTCTATAATTTCACCTAATAATCTTTTTTGTTTTTGTTTTTTAGTTTCAATTAAACCATTGAACGCAATGATAAGAGCTACGGCCAACGGGTCAAATACAATTACAATCAAAAATATAAAGAATTTTACAACATTTTTCAATTCCATACCAAATGCCTCTGCCACAAATCTAAAACCACCTACTTCTTTTTCCAAATCTAAATTGGCAATTTTGATTTTATTAATTTCTTCATTATTTTTAGCATTTTCGTCTTGTAAACTACTAATTTTTTTGTTAATGGTTGCAACTTGTTTATCTTTATTATCAATTGAACGTAAAAGACGAGAATTTACCTTACCTTTGTCTAAAATTGTGTTTTGTGTTGAGGATAATTGACCTAATTGGGTGTTTAATTGAGTAATTTGTGATTCGTTTGTAGTAAGTTTAGTAGAATATACCGCAATTTCTCTATCTACTTGTTGTAGTTTAAGATTTTGTTGTTGGAATGCGTTAGATAGGTAACCAAAAATACCCGCAGATGTAATAATCATCAATAAACCTACAGCTGCAGTTAAATACCACTTATTAAATCCCTTAATATTTTCCCATTCCTGTTTCAAATAAGTTGCAGCAACTAATTTTGCAAACTCCAATGAACCCGCCATTACCATTACCGATACTGCCGCACCACTAAACAATACCCCTAACCCTGTTACGGAGAAAAAAGCTGCACATCCGGCGATAATTAGTGCAGAAATTCCGACTAACCATTTAAGCCAATTCATTGTTTATCGATTGATTCGTGTTAATTCGGAAATACGTTCTACTACCTTTCTTGCATCTTCCAAAGTAGTGTGTGCTTCGGATGGTGACATCGTTTGTGCACCGGTAATTCCATTTTGTAAAATCCTTAACTTTCCGTCTAAAGACTCCAATAACATTTGTATTTTTTCGTTGTATATCATAATAATAAGTATTTATTTGTATAAAAAAAGGTAGAAGTGTTTAAACTCCTACCTTTGTAATATACGAAAAATAACTGAATTAACCAACTTTTGGGGTTAATTTTTTTGGTTTAGACTCTTCTTTTCTTTCAATACTAATTAAAAGAATACCATTCTTAATTTCAGCTTTTGATTTTCTTCCATCGAAGTTTTTCCCAATAGAGATTCTTTCTTCAATGTCCGATACCAACTGATTAAATGGGTTTGAATCGTCCTCTGTAACTTTTTTTGCTTTGATTTCAATTTTGTCCTCAAAACAATTGATTTCGATATTTTTTGGATCGTGACCTAATACCGATAAGGCCATTATTGCAGAATCATCTTTTAAATCTACTGCAAATTTGTTTGGAACATAGGTTGTTGTTTTCTGCGTTGTTGCCCAATTTTGGTTATAATCGTGTGCAAACCAATCGTTAAATAACCTGTCGAATTCATTAATAATCATAATAAAATGTTTTTTTAGTTAATAATACCCATATAGTTCAAATACTATACCACTCATTATTCCGTTACAAAGTTATGACAAAATTACCCTAACTTTGTTACAAATCGGAAAACCTGTCATTAAATTACGTTATCTTGTCTTTCAATGATTGTCGACATATGATCTGCCCAATGCATGATAAATTGTAACTTATATCTTAATTGTTTTTTAATATCATGTCCTTTTAAATACTTCTCATTGTCCTCATCATACATACCATCAGTAAGTTTGATTGCAAAATATTCTTTCTCATTATAAGTAATACCATAGTGATTCAATGTATAAAATGTTCTATCAGTAAGAGTCATATAAGATATCCTCTCATTACTAACAAATAGGGTTCCGTATTTCTTTTGAGACCATTCTTCCTGATTTGGTAAATAATGTAATTCACCTTTAATACCTAATTTTCCTAAATCGTGATGTAGACAACTAAATATTAATTCTTCATCGGTAAAGTCAATAACACCACCTTGTGCAACAAACAAATCTCTCATTTTAAGAGCGTTCTTTGAAACATTAAAAATATGGTCTATATAACCACCAATGTATGCGTTGTGATAATGTTTAGAACCGGACGCTGCCGATAATGTGAGGTTGATTCCTAATTCTTCTTCGGAATACATATAGAGTAATTTCTCCAATCTTTCACCTGTAAAGTATTTCTTAATAAGACCGATAAATCTATCGTAGTTTGCTTGTAATTCTTGTTCTGTCTTTAGTTTCATAATTTAGAGTTTAATTGTTTATAATACTCTAATATACGACAAATTTTTGACATTACCAAATTTAATTATTAAACCAATTATTTTGTATTTCTCTAATTTTAGGCCATTGTGTTGGGTCATTCAAATCTGCAATTTCCGAATGGCCTGTTCTAACTATATTTTCAATATCAGTCATAAAAATACCATATTTATTATGTATTGGTTTATTATATACAGATATTGGTTGAATGCCATTTTCTTCAAAAAACAAATTCATAATAACTCCAGGACCATACCCCCATCCATAGTGTCCTATTTTTTTTTCTTTTATAAATTGTTGCATTCTATAAAAATATAAATTTGTAGCTAAATCCATAACCATTGATGAACCATAAAAAATTATATCATTAAAATTTATTAAACAATATTCATCCATCATTGTTCCTTTAAATGTTGACATTATTTCCATTGGTATTTTATTTAAAAGATATAAACATCTTTCATGATTTGTTGGATGGAATATTAAATCAAATCTACTTTTTACAACAATATCATATTCAAAATTGTTTTCAATTTCATATTCTCTTTTCAATTTCATAGATTCGGAGAATCCATAAAATATTCCAAGTATATAATCTTTATGTAAAAAGGAATGACATATTTTTTCGTCAATAATATATTTTTTAGGATTATATGTAATTAACAATTTTTCAATTTCATCTGATGTTAACTGCCTTGTTATATAATTTGAATTTCTAGAAGGCCTTTCTGTACTTTCATTCCATGTATGAAAAAAGTAATCAATTTGTATTAGTTCTTTTGAAGAATTTATAAAACACTCTTCCCAATATTTTTTTTGATTTGTAGCGGCAAGTTCCCAATTTCTAATGTGGCCACTAAAACATATAGCTATTCTTTTCATATTAATTTCTTTTTACCATAAATTAAATTGTAATTAAATAATTTTAATTTTTGTTGAATACAAAATGTATATAATGCAGAATTTACATTTGATATTTTTGTTAATTTTTCAAATTCTTTTTGAAATCTATTAAAATTACTAATAAAATTAAATGGAATGGAGTGTGTTATTATTAGAGAATACGACATACCCGATGCTTTCATATTTAACCCAGTAGTAATTTCATCGGAATATAAATCATGTTCATTTAGTATATTATTTTGATCAAAATCTATAAACCAATTATTAGGTAGCTCAGATAAATTATATTTTTTTTCACTTATAATAAAGATTAATTTATATTCTTTATCATTTTTCATTTCAACTTCTCTTATCTTTATACCAATTCTATTTAATTTATCTAATGTATTTAAATTATTTGAACATTCGGAATCTTTATATATATCACACCCATCAAATTCAATATTTGAATTACAATTCAATATCACAACTGCTATTCTTTTCATATATTTACTAATAAGTGATTTTTGTTTTTTGATAATATATTAAAATCTAAATTTGATAAACCTGATTGGTCTAAATTATTTAAAAATTTAATTTGATTTTCTCTTGTTTCTGTTTGAGACCATTTACCTTCAATAAACCCATTGTTGTCATGCTCCAATAATTTAAATACTCCATTTCTTCTTTTTGGTATTGGAATTATTTGATATTCATTTTCTACTATATCCCTTTTCTCACAATCAAAAACTTCCGATTTAATATTATCTATTTTATTAATAATAACAGGCCATTTATAATTTTTAAAGTCTAAATCAATTATAGGTAAATCATCATTCCAAATTTTAAACTCACACATATATCCATACAATTCTTTAAAATTTGTACCTCTATATGGATTTGCATTACCGATGTAAAAATAGTTTTCTTTTGAATAATTGTTTAACTTTCTATCAAAATATATTTTATCTATTATTTTATTATCTCGTTTCATTTGAACATAACATTCATACGGATTGATTTCAATTTCAATATTTGTAAAAATTGAGGGTGTTATCTTTGATGTCAATGAATATACATTATTTTTATAATCCCAGAATTCAAACTTATATCTACCAAATGAATTATATGTAAGTGTTAAATCATATCCTGGTATAGAGAATATGGTGTACTCATCGTAATCCTTATCTGCATTAATTATTGTATTTGCTTTAAATGTAGTGGATATTTTAATAGATTTTTTAAAATTTAATTTATTATTTATCTTAATATAAGAAGCTTCTCCAAAAAATTGTAGGCCGGTGGTTGTTTGGTAAGGATTTTTATGTTTTATATAATCGGTATTTAGTCCATTGATTACACATCGTTTAAATAACTCATCATCTTCAAATCCCCAACCACTAAAGTTATTAGGATATCCATTTATTTTTTTGAATAGGTGTGTCGGAAAAATAGTTACACCACCAAAATACCCATCAAATAATTCTTTTGAATAACCAGAATTACAAACAAATGATGTAATAAGATTAATTGGATTGGTGGAGTATGAATAGTCTGCATCTATTGGTAACATATCTACATCGTGAAATACAACATAGTTACATCCTAACCTTTTAGCTTCTAAAAAACCAATATTAAGTAACTTGCCTCTATTAAAAGGTTTATCATCCGATTGTTCTACAATTATTAATTCAAATTGTATTTTTTCTCTATTAAGATATTCGGTTATATGTTTTTTAAAAATTGAAAGATGTTCTTCTCTATCTCTATAAGGTACTATAACACCTAACTTATTCATCTTTAGGTTCTATTGTTTTATGCCACTCATGTAAATAAAATTGTATTCTATCATCCCAATCTTGTTTGTCTATTTCTTCAAACCAAATTGAAAGAGAATCCATTGATAATGCAATCTTTTCTAAAGCCTTAACCTTTCTTTCTTCTAATTTTAATTCTTCTATTGTCATATTATATTGATATTATTTTATTAAGTAATTCGTTCCATTGTGAATATCCACCACAATCATCTCCTATATTTTCAAATCCGTACCTCTCATCGTTTAAGTCAAATTTAAATCCAAGTTTCTTTAATTCGGTATACATTTGACGATATTCATGTGAGTATGCATATTCTTTGTTTATACTTGCAACATCCATTATCCTATCAATACAGCTACTATCCCACTTAAAATGATGAACTTGTACATTATATTTACCAACCGGTGCAATTAGAGGATGTGACCAACCTTGCCATCTCCAAGTACTATGGTCGTCTATCTTTACATAATGTTGTCCTGGCAAGAGTTCTACATTACCTTTCATTACACAAATCTTATTTGGGTTTGCACCACTCAAAGGATGTCTAAAGAAACCTGCAATTGGAAATTGTTGAAATATATTAATATCATTCACTATTTCCGTAAAACCACCATCTTCTCCTATTCTATCTATGAATCCACCTCTAACCATTTGCCAACCATTCCACTCACAATCTGAAATTATTTTGTTTAAGTCTTGTGAATATATGTGAAACTCATCGTCATCGGAAACTACCCACCAATCATTAGGAAATAATTTTTTAGTATCATTATATAGTTTAGTTACCTTTTCCCAATTATACTTTTGACTACGATATCTTTTAACTATTATTGCAGTCGGAAATTCATCTACTATCTCTTTCACTTTATCATATGTACTTTCACCATCCCACTCATAAACTACTACAAACATTTCGTCTACTACATTCTTATAGTGATTTAACATATGTCGTAAAGTGTTGGTTCTACTACCTGTAACTGTAACTAATCTTAATTTCATTTTTTTCTTATTAGGGTTAGACCTGTTGAAGCGGGTTTGTTTTTAACCACACCAAAGTTAAACATATTAAATACTTCAAATTTATCTCTATCTATTTCGTTTACTAATTGTGCAGGGCCTGGCCAATCTACATGAAATGGTTTATCTTCTTCGGTTACTATAAAATGATTTTCGTAATTTTTATCTGTATCGTGAATTGATATAATACCATTTGGAGACATTATAGTAGAATATAGTTCAAAGTCTTCTTTTACATTTTCGTAGGAATGTCCTGCATCAATGTGTAGATAATCAATCTTAATGTCTTGTAATACAAAGAAATTATGAAATGCATTAGCAGTTGTATCTTTTATGAATCTTGGATAAAAGTTAGAACGAAAGTAACTTGTATCATCACTCCAATTAACTTCACCACCTACTCCATTCATCACATCTACTATGTATGTTACCCCTATATCACCCCAATTGTTATCCGGATTACCTTCAAATATCTTTTGACTATGTAAATCTTTTCTTGCCTGTGTCATAATACGAGGAATGAATCCACCACCACTACCTAAACAAACACATACCTTTGACCTCATATATTGAATTAAAGAGTATATAACCAAACCATCTCCTAAATGTAAGTCAGTTGCACCATGTGACCAACGATATGGAACTACACCTCCTTTACCATTGTTTGTTATACAATTCTTTATGTAATCTATATTTGTTATCATATCATTGAATATACGAATAATAATTCACATTACCAAATAAAAAAATAGAGGGGAGGGGGTTGGGGGAAAAAAGTCGGTTTTAAGAAATTTTTGAGGATTTAGATATCATCTTCTATTGATAGTTCCCACTTATTCAAAGGGCATCCTCGTTCTTCACCCGAATATATCTTATGTTCTATATAACACCCACAATGTTCACACTCCGGCCTATCCAATTCAACATAATCGGGACACATTACACATACTTCAAATCTTAATTCTGCAATTTCATGTTGTTCCAATGTGGGTTGTGACCTCATTATCCATTCCATAGGTATTTTCATAACCAGTCTTATTTAGTAGTTCTCCACCATTTTTTCCTTTCTATGTACCAAAAGGGAAACTTACACACCCAATAGATAGATAATCCAATGGCAGCAAGGAAAAGAACAGGAAAGAGTATTATAACAATAGAGATGTCGGACATCTTTTTAATTAGGTATGACATATAACTTTATTTATTTACCACTTAATTTTTTTTGAGTTAAGGCCAATTCTTTTTGAGTGACTTGGAGTTGTTCAATGATTCCGGCTTGAGTTTGTGTATTTGCTTGTTGAGTGACTGCAAGTTGTTGGTTAAATACACTTGTTTGTTTTGTTAGTTCGGATTGTGTTTTATTCACTTCATTTTGTAAGTTACGTTGATTTGCTTGAGTATCTCTAATAGATTGTAGTTCTCCTACTTCTTTATAGATAACTTGGTGAAAGTCTCGTGCACCTTGTAGTTGAGATAGAGGATCGGATAAACCACCAGTAGTTATTTCTACCTTACCCATATTAACAGGTATTTGACCTTCAAAGAACATTTTCTTAATCATATTAAAGTCATCTCTTAATAGTTTTAGTCTACTTCTAACACCTTCGGTAAATACTTTCAATTTTGGCATATCTAATAATTCATTCTCAGGTTGTTTAACTACATCCAGTGCAGATAAAGAGTATGCAGAATCAGGAGCTAACTTTAACTGATATAACGTATATGTATCTAATCCTCTTATAGAGTCCTGATTAAGAGTATAATTGATTTGTGTAATAAGGTTATCCGATATACCATCAGTTTGTGTTCCTTCGTATATATACTCTACTGAACTTACTCCTGCTTTGATTCCTTTTGTATCTTGTAACTCTCCTATGGATTGTAAACGGGATATGTCTAATTCGATAATCTTAATTGTACTACCTATCACTACAGTTTTATCTTTAACTATTACCTTGCCGTTTTGTATAATATCGTAGTGTGGATTGTTAGATTGTTTTATTTCGTTCAATGTAGTTAGAGAACATAGATACATCTCACCCACCTTAACGATAATACCATCTGCAATAATAAGAGGTTTAAGATTTTGTAGAGGAACACCAATTGGTAAGTATATAGGATTGATTCTATTAGATGCAGATATAACCCAATTTGCACCCTGTTTAGAATATCTGTCCGGATTCTGTGATATAGTTTTCATTCTTTGTTATTATTTCATCAAAAGCTCTTCTATATATAGTCAACTCTTTTAATCTTTTATCTCCTCTTTGTCTTATCTTATATAACTCTCTTTGTAGTTCTTGGTATTTACCCATTTCAATAACATCACATACAATTGCATTAATCTCTAAATTAGGTTCAATGGTTTTAAATGATTCCATTCCATCTTCTTTAATTTGTTCTCTTTTTGTTTTAAATCCAATGATATGTGCTACACCAATGGAGGTTTGAAACAAATCTGCCACTTGATTATATACTTGTTCTTTAATCACTTCCTTTAATTTTTCTTTATCGGGATGGGTATAACTATTTTTTTCTTCATAACATTGGGTACATTAGATAACTGACTTATTCCAAATTGTTGATTGAACATATCATTACCACAACGGGTTAAGTATGTCTCATCATCCTCATCTGGTAGTCTTTCACAATGCCCTTCGTATACCTGTAATAGTAATTCTTTTAATTTCATACTAATAAATATCTCAAAATTAAATAAAAAACCCTCCACATTTTAAGTAGAGGGCCTTTTAGTTTATAATTTAATAAACCTTTTTACAAATCCAATTGCGTAAGGTAACAACTTCCACCCTACTAATACACCCACCCAAAAAGGTAAATGTAAAACGAAATCTAATACTTCCATTATTCGTTGATTTTGGTTAAGAAATAAAGTCAACCTCTTTACCCGATATCGTATAAATAAGTATTTCATTTCACTTCATCCAATTCTTTTCATTCGGTCTAACGTGAGTATTAGCAAAAAATAGAGGCGTATCTACATAAAATAATTAACCCTTACTGAATTAAAAACAGCTAAAGGGTAGATGTGAGTGTCAACTTATGTATCAAAATAACTCGTATAGGGCAAAAATTGGACCCCGGTATTTAAACGTATCCGACCCGGTTTCAAGCAACTCGTTTTTGCCGACCTACATGAAATTCAGTTCCACTAATTCGGGCATGGATGAGCACAAAGAACCCGCAACGATGTTACTCATTGCGGGGTCGTGATGCGATTTAATTATTCGCTACACTACTTTGTTAACCTTAAATAAAAATATATGAACCAGAAAAAAAACTTCTCTCTTAAAACTTTTGTTGTACCCACTTAGGATAGTTATGTGAGTATTGTGAATTAATATCCATTGCTCGATAATCTTTCACTTCTACTCTTATACCTATATTCATATCTTTGCACCATTGTATAAACTTTTCATCTCCCATTATCTTTTCTCTTTCT